GCAGTCGAGCACTGCTGGCCGTAGGCGTAGTTCGCGGCAGTGCTCGACTGCGGGGCAGAGTGGAGGTCAGGCGGGTAGGCGCTGTACGCCTGCTGCGCGGCCGACCGCTGTCCCTGCTGCGCCGGGGGCTGGTAGAACTGCGACGACGGGTCGGTGTAGATGGCCGACGGGTTCCACGTCGGGTCGCCCGCGCTGCCCGGCTTGATGCCGGCCTGCTCCAGCGAGACTTGCTGGCCGTTCGGATTCGAGCGCAGCGCCGGGTTGGTGAAGTCGTTGTAGTACCCCGTGACGTCGCCCTGCTTCTTGGACGGGTCGTAGAACACGCCCATGGTGTTGTTCGGGTTGTCGCGCGCGTCGCCGTAACCACCCGTGCCGCCGTTGGACTGGGAGTTGTTGCGCGCGATGAAGTTCGGATCCTTCATGAACGCGAGCGGGTCGACGTAGGGGGCTGACATTAGAAGTGCCCCCGTCCGCTACGGGTCATCGCGGACAGCATGGTCAGGATGTTCGGAGTGGACGTGTCGACGACGGTTCCGCCCGGAGGCGGGAGGGCAGTCGGTGCGCCGGGCGGGGGAGGCAACTGCGGCATCGCGGGAGCCGGCTGAGGCATGGCCCCAGGAGGCGGGCTGTATCCGGTGGTTGCGACGGGCGGACCGGCGCCCCCGAAGTGCGAGATGCCGCTGCGTCCTTCAACAGACGGACCGGGAACCGCGGAGCCAGCGCCCCCGAAGTGAGCAACGCCCGAGCGCCCTTCGATAGCCGGCCCGGTTGACGGCGGAATCCCGCCACCCGGGGGCGGCAGGTTAGGCGGCGAGCCAGGAGGCGGTCCGCCCGGCATGCCGCCTCCTTGCCCGCCGTGGCTCGGAATCAGCTGCGACTTGAGCGCGTCGTAGCCCTGGAACTGCCCGAGCGCGCCCTGAAGTCCCTGCATCTGGCGGTCCCACGCCGTCTGGGAAAGCTGCTGGAGGTACGCCTGCGCCTCGCGCGCGCCCTGTGCGGCGGTGTCGTAGCCGGGGGACTTGGCGGCGCCAGTGACAGCGGATACGGCGCCCTTCGGCGTTCCCAGGTCGGACGCGCCAGCAACAAAGCGCGGGCCTGCCGTCAGGGGGACGTAGTCCCACAGGTTCCAGTTCCCATCCTGTTCGCCCGCGAACGGGTTCAGACTCGACCAGCTCGTCATTTCAGCCGCCTTTCGTCATTGCGACACCACTCGGTACAGGCTCGCCGTCGAGCCGGCATCGATGGCGCCCGCGATAATCGCCAGCGTGATTCGCGTGATGGCCGCCGTGCTCGTCCAGAAGCCGAACCCGCCACCAGCGACGCTTTCCGGGGCGTCGTCGGTCGCCATGATTCCGTTGCCGTCGATTGCCCGCATCGACCCCGACAGCGGGTTGGGAATCACGATCATGCCCTGCGCCAAATTGTTGGCCGCGACGCCGCCAGAAAGCGCCACGGTCACCGACGTCGGGGTACCGCCGCCCTGGCGGTAGTTCGCGCCCGAGTCGTTGTTGAGCCGCGCGCCCAGCGTGAACCCCGCCAGCAACGCCCGCTTGACGTTGATGTAGATGCGGAATTCGACGAGCCCCGTGGCGTCGCCGTTGAGGCTCGTCCAGTCGAACGCCGTGGGTGCGGTGATGGTCGAGACGAGGTAGACGCCAGTGGTCGACGTCGGCGGCGCGTTCCAGGTCCCGTCGGCGCGGAGGAAGTTCGTCGTGCCGCCGCCCGACGCGGGAGCAACCCCCTGGAGCGTGCTCGAGAACGGATCGAGCAGCGTGGTCGCCTGCGTGCCGGTAAGTTCTTCGATGTCCCCGGCGCCCGCCGTGATGCGGCCGAGCAGACGCGACGAAGCAGACACGTTCTGAATCTTCGCGTACGTGACCTGATCGGGATTGATGTCCGCCGTGTCGATGAGCTTCGAGGCAGCATCCTGCACGCCGCCCGTGACGTGCACGAGCCCCGTGCCCGTCGCCGTCGCAGGGATGGCATCGACAGCAACCTGAAGCTCGCGGGTCGCCGCGCGGTGCTCCTTGTCGCTGATGTTCTCAGTGACGCTTCTCACGCCGCCGCCTCCAGGTCTTCCACGTCGTCGTACAGCCCCGCGATCGAAATCTCGTCACTGCCGGCGTAGCGCAGCCAGTACCGCCGCCGCCGAAACACGCCGCCAAGGCGCACGTCCTTCGACTGCTGCAAGTCCGACGGCTGGCCCACGTCAATCTGCTTGAACGACGACCACCCAAGCCCGTCGTTCTGCACGGCCACTTCGACCTGACCGCCTGTCGCGCCAAGGGTCGCCGTCCCGCGCCGCATGGTCACGCGCAGCCGCGCGCTCCGCTTCCGGTTCGCGGTGCCGAAGTCCTGGTAGCCCGTGATGAGTTCAGACAGCAGCGTCGAGCCGTAGTCAGTCCGCGTGTTCGTGTCGATGTACGACAGCCCGGCGACGCCCGAACGCGCGCACACGTTCAGGTTGAGCGCCGGCCAGTACGTCGAGGCGATGACCGGATAGGCCACGTTGCGGCTGACGCCATCGTAGATGCCCCGCTCGTGCCACTTCTTCGAGCCCATGTCGTAGGCCCAAGTGCGCCCGGCCGTCGGGAACACGAAGACGAGGCAGTCGTTTCGGTCGGTCGTCTCGCGGTAGCCGTAGCAGTCGGAGACAGTGCCGAGGTTGCGCAGGTCGCGCTGAATCGCCTCGCCGATGTTCTTCTGCCCGCGCCCGTCGGTCTCGACGATGCGGCGCTTGGAGTCGAGAAAGAAGTACGCCGAGTTTTCGTCCCCGTCGACGCGCACCACGGAGTTCGCCGCGAGTAGGCCGATGTTCAGCGTGTTGATGCGCTGGAACGGCACGAGCGGGTCCGTCGAGATGCCGAACACTTCCAGCGTCGACGTGCCGAAGACGGCCATTTCCGCCGTGTTCTCGGCGACCGTCACGATGGCGTCGGGGCGTGCCTCGGCGAACTGCCCCGCGCCCGACCAAGTGGCATCGTTGCCTTCTCCCGCGTCGCTGTAGACGAACTTGCCGGGAATCGTGAGGCTCGGCGCGATGAGCCGCTGACCCAGGTTGATGAGGCTCGCGGCGTTCGGCGACGTGCCACCAAGCCGCGCGGTAAGGCCGATGCCGGTCCACTTCTGGATCGCCCCGCCACCCGCGATGTACAGGTAAGACGGCGACTCTGCGAAGTTCGGCGTCAGGACGTTGTCCAGCTGCGTGGCAGCGGTCGCGTCGGAGAGCGCCTGCCAGGTGGTCGGCAGACCATCAGCCAGCGCCCAAATCTTGCGGTCGGCGGTGACGGCGACGATCCAGGTCTTCCACCGGTACAACGCCGTGATTGGCGACGAGCCAAGGCCAGTGGTCGCGTACGTGACCAGGCCCGGCCGCATGCGCTGGACGCCCGCGACGTCCGGCATGAAGTTCATCACGCGCGACGGGGCGGCGCTGACGTCGTCGGCGGTGGATACCAACCCGGCCGAAATGTCAATAGGCGTCAGCGCCATCACGCCGACCCCCGGACTTGACACAGGGGGGGCGTCAAGGTCACCCTTGACTCAACAAAACGACGGGCCGCCTGGTTGGAGCCAAGCGACCCGCCTAACCCCAGAGGCGGCTGATACCCGCCAAGGAGCTGTTCGCGATGGTACCAGTGAACGTCCGATTTTGGTCGAAGGTGGCGGTCGATTCCGAGGAGTCGTGCTGGGTCTGGCGCGGGACAACGAATCGCAGCGGGTATGGATTCTTCAAAGTCAAAGCGGGAGAACAGCGCCTTGCCCACAGGGTTTCTTGGGAGTTTCGCAATGGTCCGATACCGGCTGGGCTGTGCGTTTGCCATCGCTGCGACAACCCGCCGTGCGTGAACCCTGCGCATCTTTTCCTTGGAACACAGGGTGACAATTTGGCCGACATGCGAGCCAAGGGGCGCCAGGGGCACGGCACAATCGGGAGACCGGGGACGCCTGGAGAGGATCACGGGTCCGCGAAGATGACTGATGAAAAAGTCCGCGAAATCAGGTCCAGGTATGCACTTGGGGGCATCACGCAGGTGGCGTTGGCGTCCGAGTTTTCCATCGACCAGAAGCAGGTCTCGAACATCATCCGTCGAGTCAACTGGAGGCATGTGGCGATGCTGCTCGTTGCCATCGTCGGACTTCCCCTCGCCGGATGCGACGCCGCTACGCCCGAGGAAGCTGCCCGTGCGGCGGTCACTGAGGCGCCCTGCGGCTACCACGGCGGCCGCTATGTCGCGACGCTGGGCGCTGCCATCGCAGGCCCCGCTGACTGCCTGTACCGGCCGACGGTCGAAGATGTGATCTTGCCCGATGATGAGTCCGCGATCGCCTGCTCGACTAGCGAGCGTCAGGACTTCCGTCTGGCCATCGACCCGCGCGTCCAGTTGACCGAGGTCATCAACTGCACGTGGTCCGCGAACGGCGACCACGCCGATTGCACGCTGAGCGAGAACGCCGACGAAGGACAGGCGACGTGCAGCGCCGGCTTCGCGCTGACCTACGACCGCGTTCGCGTTGTCGCTTGGTAGCCGCATCAGATCGCCATCGACGCCGAGCGCGACGTCTCCCTGTATTTCGAGCTGATCGGGTCGTACTCGAAGATCGAAATCATCATGTTGCCGTTCGTCGGCGCAGGCGCGGCGCCGCCCTGGAGGACGTATTGGGCGTTAAACGTCCAGGTCACTGCGCCCGCCGTCGAACGGCACAGCATCAGCGAGAACTTGCGGCCGAAGCCAATCGCGGCTGCAGCGTTGATGGTCACAACGGCAGCAGCGGTGACGTCCACACGAATCGTGTCCGTCTGGAGCGGAAGCGGCGTGAAGTTGCCGTCGGCCGCGAAGGTATACCGTACTGGAGCGCCGGTCCGGCCGTCGGTGACCGCCTGCCAGTCACACCCGGCGTGATAGATGGTTGCCGAGGTGGCCGCCGTGCGAAGTCCGAGCGTCAGGGCGCCGGTGTTCACGACGCCGTGGGCGTAGAGACTGGAACTCGCCGCGACGTCTACGCCAGCGATCCCACCGGCGCCAGGGGCAACGGCGCCCCCGTAAATTGATGCCTGGCCGGCGCTGACCTGGATACCGATGCCAGCCGCAGACGTGTAGGTCCCGCCGATGACAACGGCCGTGCCCGCCGTGATGAGCGCTGCGGCCGTGCTGGCGGCAGACGTTGTCATGACGGACTGGCTCACCGATCCGCCTAGTACACCCAGCTTCGCCCCCGTGGCGTGGCTGTCGATTCCAACAAAATCAAGCAGGCAAAATCCACCCGTCGTCGCGTCGATGCCCTTCCCTGTGGAAGTGCCAGAGTTGGTGATGATCATGTCCCTGACGGCGAACTGGGTGTTCCCCGATGCCGTAATCGCCGACGCCGTGGCGCTTGTGTTCTTGAGTTTCGACACAGCCCGGTGAGCGCCCTTCAGTGTCACCAGTGCGGTCGCATCGGACAGCGACAACGTCGCAGATGACAGGTACGTCCCCGGGGGGAAGTAGACGACGCCGCCGCCGAGGGAGACGATGAAGTTGATCGTGTTCTGGATCGCGGTGTAGTCGTCGACGGCGCCACCGCCCGTTGCCCCGAACGACTTCACGCTGATGCCGAAGTCGTTGATGACGTCGACGAAGTTGCGCTCAGTGCCCCCCGTCCCCGCCTTGAACTTCCACAGCCCGGCCGTGCCGCCGAACGACGTTCCGATCGCATCGAGCAACGCCTGTAGCGTCGTCTCGGTCCCGCCGTTCACGGACGCCGACTGGATTTCCAGCTGCTCGGCGCGGTGGATGTTGACCAGGCCGTCGAAGTACGTGGTGGTCTCGGTGCTGTCCTTCAGGATGAGCCGCGTCGGGACCTTCGTGTACGCGACGCCCGTGCCGCCAGCCGTGAGCGTGAGCGGGGGCGTGATGGCCGTGGCACCCGCGCTGTCCGAGTAGACGGAGACGGGCGTGAGCGTGCCTGGGAGGTAGAAGCGCGCCTTGCCAGACGCGATGGGCGCGCCGGCCGACGTCAGGCAGCCGGTCGCGAGCATCTGGATCAGTGAGACGGTCGCGGCCATCAGCCAGCCCCCCCGAAGTTACCCATAGCTCCGTAAGGAACCAGCGTCATCGGGCCGCGCTCGTTGTCGCTATTGACCAGCTTGTCGAGCTCGCGGTCGAACATCGGCTTGAACCGGTCCATCAATGCCGACTGCGACAACTTCGGCGCCAACTCGACGACCAGCCCGTAGACCAGGCAGTTCAGCCACTCGGCCCAGAAGTCCGCCGTGTCCGCGCCCGTGACGAAGTCCGCGCCGCGCACGCACGCGGTGTACTCGACGGTGTCACCCGTCGCGTCAGGGACGGGCCACAGGTAGACCGTGGTCGATGTGAGCAGCTGCTCGACGTAGTAGCGCGTCGACGGGCCTTGGGTCGTCCGGTCAGCGAGCGCCATGTAGTCGTCGCGCGACATGGGCAAGCCTTGAAGCGAAGCCGTCGCGCCCGAGCGCGTGTAGCGAATCGGCCCGTCGAGGCCGAGCACGTCAGATGCGACAACGAAGGACGCTGTCCCCGCCGTCGTGGTCGTCGTCCGCCGCTGGTAGTGCCACAGGTGCACGCCGCTCGCGTCGATGGACTTGACCACGCGGTTGAGCGCGCGCTCGCCCATGGTGAACAGGTTGGAGTTCGTCGCGTCGCGCGTGCCGCCCGGTTCGATGGCGCCACACGTCTCCAGCGCCTCGGCGATGATATCGTCGCGGGACTCGGTGAACGTGGTGGTTGCCCCGATGGTCATGCTAGCTCCCCGTAGAGCTTCGCGATTCCCGTCATCGTCGCTCCGGTCACCGATGCCGTGATGAACGTGACGTCAGTGGTCGTGTCGCAGAACGCGAACTGCACCGCGCGACCCATCGAATTAGCCAGGGTCCCCGAGTTGTTGTCGCTCATCGAATCGGACAGCCCGAGGCGAGTCCGCCCGGTCGTCAGCGGCCAGAACTGCGTCCGCATGACGTTGTTATTGCCGGCCGCGATGCAGACGCCGACCCGAGCGAAGCCGTTGGTGCCCTTGACCGCTGAGTCGTTGGCTACCGCCGAGTTGTTGTTGTACCCAATGTCGGTGTAGACCGACGTGGCAACGGCGTTCGCCTGGAAGCGGAAGTAGCTGAAGGCCGAGCACGAGACTTCAAGCTCGAGGATGATTTTCCGGTACAGTCCCGCCGTCCAAGTCGGCGACGTGTACGTGGTCGCCGCCGTCAGCGTGGTCCCGGGGTCGATGACGCCCTGGCGTCCGATCCACATGCGGAACCACTTCCCCAGCGCGTCGCTCGACGAAACGATGACGTTCGACACATCCGTCGCCGTGGACCCGGGGATGAAGTTGAAGAAGTCCCCGAGGCTGTCGACGTAGCACGTATTCGCCACGGCGGTGTTGAACCCGCTGGTCGGGGCGGCGCGCATCGCTGTGACGGTTGCGTATCTGACGCTCACGGGAACCCCATGTCTGAGTCAGTGGGAAAGCTAGGGTCGAACTGCGATCCGATTCCGATTCCGGTATCAGGCTCCGGCCGACGCTGACGTGCCGCCGCAATCTGCTGGTTGTATTCGTAGGCCGTCAGTTCGTTGCACTCGGTACACCGCCACAGGCGGTCCGGGGAAAGGACCACCTGTGACGGGAAGAGACGGCGTCGCCCGCAGATAGAACAGGCCGTGAGGACTTCGCCATTGACGAACTCCGTCGGCCTGGTCCCCATGGGTTACACCGACGGCGTGCCGGCGAGGATGCCCGTTTCGTTGCTGTTGTTGACGCCGTAGTTCTGGAACAACTGGACGTCACCCGAGGTGACCACGATCCAGGCGACGTTCGCGTCGGTCATGTTCCGGCAGTAGTTGCCGGAGATGAACCCCGTGGTAGACGCCAGCGCGGCAGTGATGCACGCCGTGGAGCTGGCCGCGTTGTTCTGGATCAGGTTGTCGCGGATGAGCAGGTTGGTGCACGCCGTGGTCAATTCCTGAATTGGCCCGACCGCAGCCGCCGTGGTGCCGCAGACGATGCGGTTGCGCTGGATGACCGTGTTGTCCACGCCAGTCAGGCGTAGGAACGTGGTCATGGTGGCGGCAGCCGCGCCGGTCACGGTGTTGTCCTCGAAGGTGAAGTCGTCACCGCCAGCCGAGACCGTGATGCCGATGGTCACCTTGTTGTTCGCGTCGGTGCCGGTCTTGATGCGGCAGTGCCGAATGGCGCAGCCCTTGGCCGAGACCGTGATGGGAGCGGCCACGTTCACGGTTCCCGTGGTCGGCTCCAGGTTCAAGCGCAGGCCGTCGAGGACGACGCCCACGGTGTCGAACAGCCATGTCGAGGTGGCGATGGTCCAGGTGAACGACGGTCGGGCATCGCCGACGCCGAGGCCGACGACTGCGAAGTCGCCCGCCGCCGCCGTGGCGCTCGCCCAGTCCGCCGCGTTCACGCTTTCGGCGTGGCCGGGCAGGACGAAGATCACATGCCCGCGCCCGGTCGTGCCCTGAAGCGCCGCGAGCGCGCCCCCGGCACCGACGAGCGATGACATGGGGTCGTTCGGCGACTTGCCGCTACCGGCCTTGAGGCCGGAGCGGTTGCCGACGAAGATGACTTCGCCGCCGCCCCAGTAGCGGGCGAGGGCGTTCGACATGACACCCGACGGATTCGGGTTGCCATAGCTGGCGACGATGCCGGGGAACCCAGTGATCGTCTTGCTTGACCAAAATCCCATGGTGGTGGCTCCTTAGGTGGCGTCGGAGGCGTAGACGCAACGGGCGTTCTCGGCGCCCCACATCGCGCGGAAGAAGCAGATGAAGATCGCCTGCATCGTCAGCGAGACGTTGTCGCGCTCGAAGGTCGGCTTCTCGCGCCAGTTCCAG